TTGAAACACAGGTGGTCTTCGCATTAATCTTAGTCGTTTCGGAGAAGTCGATGATGCCGACTTTCCCTAGGAGTACATAGAGGCGCGTACTGATCCTCTCCATGAGTTTGAGCTTCTCGTAAGAATGCTCAGCCCCACCGAGATATATAGTACGTACTTCTGTGTACAGCATCCGTTTCATGTGCGTGTTCATAAGAGCACACTTCCCGGCGAAAAAGAGATTTTTGTTGTGGGTGACGACTTGGTAGTCATCCGCCGACGGGTCGAGCTGTGAGCTCGCAACGTCGACGAATGACGCACCGGATAAGAGCGTGATAGACTCGTATCCGGGTAGTTCGCAAACCGGGCCACCGCGCTTGGTGACCTGGGCATTTTTAACGTCCCTCAACTGGGAGGCCGTACCGGCAACCTCCTCTACACCATTTTTTGTGTCGACGACATCCGTGCCATTAGTGGCTCCGGGAAACTGCGCGGGTTCTGTTTGCATTGAACCACACTCGGCGTTAGAATCATACTTGCTTTCCGTCCTCCCGCGATCGGGTTGGGAGTCGCAATCGCTCATCGCCGTGTCCGAATCCCTGTCATTGCTGATTTCATGGGTCTCTTCGGTAGCAGTAGCTCCCCTGGCTGGGTCGCTCTCATCGTTACACTTTTGCGGTTCACCCTCACTCTGCATGGCTGGGGCTACATCCGTGTTCATCCCTGGGGCGCGCGTCTTGATCGTGACTGGCTCCGGGGGGGCTTTTTGTTCTAGCAGGGACTCCTGCTCCTCCTGGTCATTCCATGTACCAAATGAAACGCCAAATTTATCAGCCTCGTCTGAGTGGACAGAGCCTTCTGGAAGTGTAGGGGAGAAATAGTCATACGAAGGCTCATCTTCCGGTAACTCTTCGCACTCAGACGCAGTGTCTGAGAGTGAATCGAAACCAGGAAATGTGCCCCGGGCGCAATGCCCGTGAGTATCATACTCTTCTCCTCCACATCCTCCATTAGCAAGTAAATGTATGCAAT